TCGTTTTTGACCTGAGCAAACCACTCTTCTGCCTGTTTACGTTTGACAACAATGTCCATTGCCATTTCTTCGGCAGAGACTTTGCTGAACATTTTAGGCTTAGGCGGATCGGACGAAAGCTTTGTAAGGCTAGTGACAGAGCCATAAAGCTTGGCAATGTCGCCAGCCATGCCCTGTATTTCTTTTCCGACCTTGATGCCTGTTTTAATAGCCTCATAAGCAGTCTTAGCCGCCCCAAAGATCAGGGCAATAGATGCGGGGTCCATATTTGTTCACCTCGTCATCTTCCCTGTTCTTTGAATAAGTTCTTGTCAGCCTTGCCTTCCAGCCTATCTTCAATGCGCTGGAACATCTGCTCAATGCGTTCCATGCGTTTGTCTAAGTCGATCTTCTGGACGTACTCCCTTGGAAGACTAACCTCCAAGTCATGTAAGTCCCTGCGCAGTTCTTTAACTGCACCCCATATTTCGCGAGCAAGCCAGCCAACGATGGCAAATCCTGTCGCTACGCCTATGTTGATGATCGACTGCATATCCATGACGATGCCTCACTTATTGCACCTGAATGGAGGCTGGCTGATTAACTGACCCACCATTCCCATGTGCAGTAATCACATCATCATAAGTGCCAGCAGCAGGATATGTGATGCTCAACGAGCCGTTGGCAGGATACTGCGTCAAGCCGCGAGACTGGAACGTCACATAGGTTGCATTGGTCGTTGACCATGACAGCGTTGTGGGCTGACCAGCCGTTGCAGGAGACGGGCTGTAGGTTGCCGTCACTGTGGGCTTTTCAGGCGCAGGTGGAATTGGGCAGGCGCTGATTGGATTGTAAGCGCCAGTTGCGATCTGCTCCAAAATCCACTGATTGACAGGCGCAGGGTCACCAGCGCGTGCCGTGTATGGAACATTATCCCACTCTTGGTTCCAATCATCCCAAACATCAACAGTGCAGCTATATGCTGCATCTTGATACTGGCAGATCACAACAAGGTTTTGTGCGATAGGCATTTGTAATCTCCGTTAAGCCGTGCGTTGAAAAACAGTACCGCTTGCTCCGCCAATGCCGCTATTATCAATAGTACCTCTTGCACGCCATGTACCAGTCAACGCTGATCCTGTATTGCTATCTGCATAACGATAATTGTTCCAAAGATACAATGTTGCAGAAGCATTGCGGGTAACATTTCCAGTTTCAACATTTAGATAAGACCCAATAGGGAAACTTGTGTTTGTTGAGGATGAGCCGCTATAAAAATCCTGACTAACAGTAACAGCACCAGTTGATGCAGAGACTGTAATTCCGTTACCAGCCGTCAGTGATGTCACGCCGCCTCCAGAAGGCGCAGACGAAACCCATGTTGTTCCGTTAGATGTAAGAATGTTTCCATTTGCACCGGGAGCAACAACCTGAAGCGCATTTGTTCCATTACCAAGCAACACGTTATTAGCTGTCAGCGTTGTTGCGCCAGTACCACCATTTGCAACAGGAAGCGTTCCTGTCACAGCAGTAGTCAAAGACACGTTGCTGATAGTGTTGTTTGATCCGTTGATTGTCTTATTTGTCAGCGTGTCAGCTGTTGCACGACCAACAAGCGTATCTGTTGAAGTTGGAAGAGTTACTGTTCCAGTGTTGCTGATTGTCGAGATGACAGGAGAAGTCAGCGTTTTATTCGTCAACGTCTGCGCAGTGGTTGTATCAACCATTACTTTGCGCGAAGAGCCGTCACCAACCGTCAGCAAGTTGTCGTCGCTATCCCACACCATAGAGCCATCTGTGGTCTGGGCAGGAGATGCAGACGTTGGGACAACCAATGTTCCGGTGACGTTTGCAGTACCGCTAATCGTAGCAGTCCCAGCAACAGTCAGCGTCTTCCCGCTGCCAACATTCAAACCAACAGACGTGCCATTGCCAGCAGCGTTAAAAACGCCATCAACAGTATCAAGGTCTGTGTTGAGCTTCGTGCCCCAAGTATCACGACTTGCACCGACCTCTGGCTTGGTCAGGTTTAGGTTAGTTGTAAATGAATCGGCCACTGAAGCCTCCTTCGCCCTTATTGCACTGTCCAGTTCTGTGCAGGCACAGAAGCTGGAGTCCAAGTTTCAGAAGACACCGACTGAGGTGTCCATGTTTCAGATGCAACAGACTGCGCTGTCCATGTTTCAGCAGCAACCGACTGCGACACCCATGATTCTGGCAGCACTGTTTCTGGCTCCCAAAGATACCTGCCATTTGCCGTCATGTTAGACTGAACCTGTATCAATTCTGATACATAGAACGTCCTGACAGCAGCGGCAGTAGCGCCAGAAACAACTGCGATTGTTTCAGAAGCAGAGTAATACACTATGGCAGAATTAGCCATATTAGACGATGCAGCAGACGTAAAGGATGCACCACGGATTACATCAGCGTCAGAAGCCGCCCCAGACTGAGCATCCATCTGAACAGATGCCAACTGCGCAATATAAGCATTTGCAGTTGCATCAGATGTTGCAGCCATATTAGCCGCAACTTGCTTAATCAGGAATCCGTTTGCAGCTGCTGTACTGGTGACACTTACTGTCGTTGCTACTGTCTGGATAAGAGCCGCATTTGCTGCCATTCCAGACGATGCAGCCATTGTGACAGAGCAAACTTCAACATCTGCTGCAAATGCCGCCGCCGATGTCGTTACAGCTGCTTCACAAGCTGCAAGAAGAATCTTGCCGCCATTTGCAAACATATCTGACTGGGCAGCCATTGTGGCAGCCCCAGCCAGTATATTGATTGCAGCAGCAGTAGCATCTGACGTTGAAGCAGCGGTAAATGCGGCTTCTAGGACATAGCCAGAGCCGTATAAACCTTCGCCGTAGTCTGCAACGCCATAGTCAGACACTGCTTATCAGTCCAGCGTAACGTCGATTTCGCCAGTGTTGAAGCGGAGAACGTCACCGCTGTCCACCGTTTTTGAAGTTGTCAGGTTTGCAAAGGCAAGAAGGTTGCCGCTTGTAGACGCATCAAAGATACCAGCAGCAACGACTGTACCCCAAGATGCAGTTGCTGCTGCAAATTCAACAGCGGCACTGTTGCTTGCAGTTGTAGGTGCAGTACCAGAAACAGTGAATGTTACGGCTGTACGAGCATAAGAGCCACCGGATACTTCCGTGCCACCGCCTGTCTCACCGGGTGCAACCGTATAGAGAGCAACATACCAAGCGGTTGGACGTGTTGCTGCAGCATTAGTTAACAGCCAATCAAGCACCAAGTCTTCAGCGTAGTTTGTGAATCCAGCCATTAGTAAACCCTCCGAGTGCGGGAGATCAGCGGAGAGCCGCTGTGCAGTGATTTCTGGGATTCCTGATTAAGTTCTTCGACGCGCTTCAGGTAGATGTTGCCAAATACAGGAATACGCTGATCATCCATCAGGAACGGGGCTGCATGGACCAGTGCGCCATACAGATAGACATCAGGCGCCTTGGTCAGCAGCCAGTTTGTCGTGTTCACATCGGTCAGTGCCGGAATCTTCCCGTAATAGACCATCTCGATTTCAATGTTGTCGCTGGGTGAAGGAATCAGTTCAATCGCACCATTCATCAGCGAATACACGGAAACCTGAGTCAAAACCTGCGCCTTGTTGATAATGTCACCTTCATCCAGCGTCACATAACGCAGCGGTGATGCACCATCAACGATCTGAAGATTGATAGCTTCAACCCAGTCAGCCGGAAGCTGGACATATTCTTGATCACTAGTGGCATTGGCACGCACGATCATTTCACGGCAACGCAGCCGCGTATTCAAGTCTGCCTCAACAAACTGAATGAACGTCTGAATCTGAGAAGTCAGGTCAGCACGGTTCAGATAGTCAGCAATTGCTGATTGCAGCGTCGAATAGTTCGTAATTGTGCCCATCAGCTTGTGATCCGGTGAGTACGGTAAGGCGCCGCAGCGTCAGACCGAAGCCATTTACGGAAGGCCATCTTGTCTTTCAAAATGCCCTTCTGTTGCAGCTCAAGATACACCATCATGGGCAAAGATGCCACTTTCACCATGCCATCAGGCAGGCGTTCCGTATTGCTGATGCTGTCCCGAATTGCCTTATTTTGCTCTGCAATCCCGTCAATGTTGACCACATCTTCAAAGATCATTTTCTGATCCGTTGTGATGTGCATCTTGGTCAGCGTGCCACTGACGCTGTCATAACCAAGGTTAAACGAGCCGGGTGCGTATTCTTCAGCCATAGTGATCCCCAAGGTAAAAGGGGCAGGATTTCTCCTGCCCCAGTGTTATCACGAAGGAATGATGTTCGCGATGACGGCATGAGCCTTTTCAGACTTAATGCGGAGGCCGTATTCCACGATCATTTCCTTCTTGTCCGAGTCGCCAGTTTTAGCGATGTCGAACGTTGTGAAAGGACGCAGATAAGCAACCGAAGCATACTCAGGATCGAGCACAAAGGCGAAGTTGCCGGGCGAGAAGCGGTTGGGGACGATAGCCACTTCACCGAAGTCACCGAGATAAACGTCAGCCGTTGCAATGATCTTCATCGGTGTTGCCGAGGTGTAGTTCATGCGCTGCTGGGCAAGACCAGCGAATGCAGAAGCCACAGTCTTGTTGTAGGCATTGACCATGAAGATCGATGGATCACCGCCCTGCGTCCAGACCTGCTGGATGGCAGTCTTCAGCATCGTTTCCGTCAGAGCAACGTCTGTCGAAGTGGAGAGCGAAGTCCAAGCTGTGCTGGGATAGCCGTTGCCGTTTGCACCAGACATAGCAGAAACGGTAGCACCGTTAGCCTGCGAGTTGGTGATCAACCATGTGGGAAGACCAGCAGTCTTACGAGCGGTGGACGAGCTGTTACCAGCAACACCAGCCTGATTGCTCGTCAGGATAGCTTCCATATCACGCTTCAGCTCTTTTGCAGCCTTAGCTGTCTGGTAAGCCATCTGGGTGCGCATACCTGCATTATTCACGACATCGTCTGTGCCGGACACAGAGATCACTTTCTTGCTGATCTGAGTGTAGTTTGCGACACGAACGGTAGCAGTGAAGTCAGCATCACCTGCGTCTGCACCTTCGATAGCAGCGTTAGATGTGTTAGCAGAAGCCAAAACATCAGTCTGCCATTCGAAGTATGTGTTTTCGCAGGTATCGCGACCGATGTTGCTCATAAAAGGCGTATCAGTCGGGCTGATGTCATAGATGATGTTGCTCAAATCTTGCCTGATGGAGTTAGGAGCATCATAGGTCGTAACCTTGGAAACTGTAGGCATGGGTTCATTTCCTGTCTAGCATTGCAAAGAGAGCAGCCGCGTCATTGACGTGACCGGATGATTTGAGACGCTGTTTTACACGGGCGACATCTGTTTGCGCTTTAGGTGATGAAGCAGTTGAACC